AGCCGGTGGTGCCCTTTGGCAACGCCGACGAGCGGGAATTCTACGTATGGGGGGTCACGAGAAATGAGAAATGAGGGAACGAGGGAGTTGAGGTGGTCGGTTGGTTGACGAATGCTTGCTGGGTGCGGGCTGGCGGGCGTCGGGGCGGAAATTTTCGCGGCGAAGAATGAGTTGAGAATTTTGGCGATTTTCTGACCTGATTTTCACGCAAAATGAGAATTGAAAGCCCTTCTGGCGTGTCGATAGTGACACAAAACGAAGGGCTTTCTTGCGTCTGACTGCGTGCCGAAATTGCCTCGTGAAGCGGTGGCTTGTCAGACATCAGACAGCCGCTGGTAGCAGAGCCCCTGCATCCATCCTCCCTATGGCTTCCCAGCACCCGGCCGCGTGGATGACGTTGCCGATTCGCTCCCAGGCGCGTTGCCGCGTCAGTGCATGGTGCCAGAGGTTAACCCGTGTCCGAAAGCGCTGATCCAGCGCGGGATTGCTCCAGCTCCTGTCGGAGCTGCGTGTTTTCCGTGCGAACCTGCTCGTTCTCGGCGCGGATCTGCTTATTCTCTTCCTCCAAAGATTCGAATCTTGCTGATACCTTAGACATGATTCGCTCTTCCACCTGGTCGATTTTCTTGTCGAGGACAATCGCCTGGTGAAAGGCCTCAATATTACTCTCTAGCGCTGTCTGGAATACTGTCCCGGACTGGAGAACTTCGATTGTCTTTGCGACCAGGTCGGCGATGTTTGGCGAATTCAGGGAGTCGTGGCCGCTGGCTGCGGGCTTAGGTGTGTAGGGAACACACGTTTCGTCTCCGCGGAGCGGGCCTGGGTCTTTGATGCCCATGTTGTCAATGCGTTCAAGCCCGACGTCGGTCCATGCGAACTTGCTGGCGACGCTGCTATCGGCCATGCGAGCCAGTTCCTCTGCGGTTGTTCCACCTACGTGCTTTTCGCCCTCCCCAGTTTTAAGCCACTTAATGGATATGCCACGTCCCTCCGCGATTTTGACGTACCAACTGTCCGGGATCTGCCCCTTCTTTTTCTGTCCGTAAACAGATTGCGGCGTAATGCCCAACGCGACTGCGAGCGCTGAGTCCTTTGTGGATCCAATTGCTTCCTGAAGCCTGGAAAAAATGGCGTCGAAGGATTTCGGAGTTTGTTCCTTAAACTCCGAAATAAACTCCGAACTCATATTTTGGTCTTGTTTTTTGTCTTTACTATCTGAATTCATTTTATTTAGCCGAAAATTAAAACGCGATTTCAGAAATCTGAACTACGAATTTAAAATTGCCTTGACATCGATTGAATCAATGGTTTACTCCGAAATCAGTTAGTTGAAAAACGCAAGGCGCAGTTAGCAACCAATAACCGAGCAAATCCAACCCGTCTATGCCTAAAAAATGCCCCTCTTCTGACGCATCCCTCAGGCAGCTGCCCCTGCCGATGTTCAAGGGCCGTTCAAACGCCTTTCGTGCCGGGATGTTGGCCCGCAAGGACGCCGTGCGCGAGGCTCTGACGTCCGCTCTTTCTTCCTGTGGATTGTCCAGGGAGGACGTGGCTGCCGAGATGTCCAGATTGACCGGCGAGCACATCAGCCGCGGCCACCTGGACAACTGGTGCTCTGAGGGCAAGCGGGACTGGCGATTCCCGTGCGAGTACGTGACCGCGTTCTGTATTGTTACTGGCGATTACGGGCTGGTTGCGGCGGTTCTTGATGGCACGGGCCAGGGCCTGGCCGACGAGGAAACGCGGGCCTTTGCCGAGTTGGGAAAGACGATCGTCGAGGAACGGAAGATCGCCGCCAAGCTGCGCGGAATAAAGGGGAATTTCGGAATATGAACAAGGAAAATGCCCTGAAAATCAAGTCGTGGATGGTCCTTCAGGAGATCACGCCGGCGGCTCTGGCCAGCGAGCTGGGCGTGTCCAGGCAAATGGTCAGCGCGTGGCTGCTCGGGAAGAGCGATTCGCGGCGGATCGCCGAGCACTTGATCTTGAAAGGATGCCCCAGGGCGTACTTCCGGGGTACGAAATACGAGGAGGTGCGAGCGGCATGAGCATTCTGAAGGAAGTCATCCGCTGGATCTGCCTGGTGCTTGGTCTGAGGCGGGTCCCGAAGGAAGAGAACCAGCAGCGCGATCAGGACCGGTGCAGTGTGCGCGACGGGTGGAGCGAGATGGCCGCGCGGATGCGGCAAGATTCGACGAAGTGAGTCAGGTGACGCCGGTGGCTCCGGCGGCATCATTCATAAACCAAAAGGAGGATCCCATGTTGAACGTTCAAATCAGACGGCCCTATTCTGGAGAGAGTTGCGACTGTGTTGTTGAGACAGTTCCTGATGATGCTGGGGTTGTGCTGCAGACCGCCGACGATGACTGGATGAGCGCTGGGAATTGGAACGTCGACCTCTGGGAGGCGAGCACAACTCGCTACCACATCAGCGGCGGCAAGGCTGGGTGGCGCAAGTTCTGGAGTTTGTTCCGAAAGATGTGTCGCAGCATGGGAGTTCACTTCCAGATCGTTGACTACGCCAGCCATCTTACTGGACCGGAATCGTTCCCGTTCCCGGATTCAAGGTATCCGGAGGAGGCTGCGTAAATGATCGAGATTATCGGAGCGCTCTGTGTCTTCGTGGCAATCGCCGCGCCGTCGATCGCCCTCGTCGCGGTCATCATCCTCGACATGCGGCGCGGCAACGGAGGTGGCAACAGATGAATGCCCATAAACTACCAGTCGCATGGCGCGAGGCTGGGTCAAGGCTGCGGGCCATCGCAGCAACATATCCGGAGGACCACGTCACGCGCGCATGCCTATTGAATCGAATAGGCGCGCTGGATCTCTGCGCCCAGGATCTGGAAGGGGCGCTCCAGGCGACGCGCGGGCAAGCCGCTGGCCTCCTCGACGCAGGCCGCCTGTCTTTGGCCATCGAAGCCGTGGAGGAAGGGTTGCAGGTCACTCGGCGCCAGCTGCCGCCTGACAAGAAAGCAGCCTTGGTCATGGCGGCCTATGCCTTGATCAAGGAGGGAGTCTCTCTGGAGCCGCAGCCGCAGCGCCGCATCGTTCGGAGAGGGTTTGCCAAAATCAACGGCGAGGACATCCGGGTCAACGCCCCTGACGGAACGATTGTCGAGGTTTACTTTGGCCCGGATGGAAGGCCTCTCGTAATTGGCTCCGTGTAGGCATCTTCAATCCTTTATCCGCCGCCACGTCTTCTGGACGCGGCGGTCAATAAACGGGTGAGGATCTCAGGTGTACACAGCTAAAAAAATTGCCGAAATCGTCGGGCAGACCGAGAGGAATATCCAGCTGAAGGCCGCGGATGAGTCCTGGCCGTTCACGAAGCGAAAGGACAAGGGCGGCGGAAAGCTCTTCGCGACCAAGGACCTTCCTGTGGACATCCGCCAGCAAGTTGAAGCCCACGAGCGCAAGACAGCCCTAACCGAGGCCTCAAAATCCAAGCAGCCAGAGGTCGCGTCGCTCCCGATCGCCCCCGAAGACTTCAACGAAAAGAAGCTCGCCGAAGGCCGCGCCAGGGAAGACCTGCAGATGCTCTACATGGAGTGGCTCCGCAAGCGCGGCAAGTCGCGGAAGCAGCGGGACCTCTTCATCGCCGCCTATAAGGGCGGCATGTGGCCGGAAATCCTGCGTTTGGTCGGGCCCAAGAGCTGGAAAACCATCGAGCGCTGGAAGGTCAAGACGCTGGAGTCCAAGTCGCCGCTCGCCAATGTGGACATGCGTGGCGTGGCCCACCGCGGCAAGACTCTGCTCACCGAGAGGCACGTCATCATCGTCCTTGGCCAGATCCTGGACCCGAACCGCCCGAAGCTGTCCCAGGCCGTCCGGGTCATTCAGGAGAAGTGCGAGGCCGAATGTCTCCACGTGCCGTCCTACGCCACAATCAATCGCTTCCAACAACAGTATTTCCAGCAGTGCTTCGACGAATGGACGTATTTCCGTCAGGGCGACAAGGCCTTCAGTGACAAGTGCGCCATCTCCATTCTGAGGGACTGGTCCCTCGTCGAAGTGGGCGACGTCGTTATCGCCGACGGCCACGTCTTGAATTTTGAGACGATCAACCCGGCGACAGGTAATCCCAAGCGCATGACTTTGTTGTTATTTTATGACGGCGCTTCAGGCATGCCCTTGGGCTGGGAGATCATGGCAACCGAAAATGTGGCCTGCATCTCCTCGGCCTTCCGTCGGACTGCAATTTTCCTCGGGAAGATGCCGCTTGTAATCTATGTCGACAACGGCCGGGCATTCCGGTCCAAGTTTTTCTCTGGCTGCCCAGACCTCACTCAAGCCGGGATTTTCGGGCTTTACCAGGCGCTTGGCTGCCACGTTATGCATGCCCTCCCTTATCACGGTCAGTCAAAGCCCGTTGAGCGTTTCTTTGGCTCGTTCCACGAAGCGGAGGTCATGGTCCCGAGCTACAGCGGTACCTGCATCTCCGACAAGCCAGCCCGCCTGAACCGCGGCGAGGTCAAGCACAGGGCGATGTACGAGAAGATGGGCGGCCGTCCGCTGACCCTGGAGGAGACGCACCGCGTGGTGGCCAAGTGGTTCGGCCAGTATTCCATGAGGCCCAGTCGCGCCGCGCACCTGGCGGGTTGTACCCCCATGGAGGTTTTCCAGGAGGGCAAGGGCCCCGGCCTGAGCGAAGAGCAACTGCGCGCGATGGACGTGCTCATGATGACCGCAGAGGTCAGGAGCATCAGCAAGGACGGCATCAGGCTCAACGGCCGCCTGTATTGGCACCAGGCCCTGCAGTCCCGCCGCCACAAGCTCATCGTCCGCTTCGATGACGTCATCACCCCCCACTCCGTCTACTGCTACGACGAAACGGGCCGCTTCATCTGCGAGGCCCTGGACCGGGAGCATTACAAAATCGCCTACGGCATACACCCTGCGGCCAAAGTCCTTGGCACCCAGGAACAGCAGTTGGAGCTGCGCGAAGCCCTGGAGCTGAAGCGCCGCCAGGAACGCGAGGCCACAGGCCGCTTCGACATGCTCCTGAATGCGACGATCATTCCCGAGACCAAAGCCAGACAGGCCGCCATCGAGGCGAAGATGGAGCCCGGGGCCGCGGCTCCAAGCTTGGTGAAACCGACGAAGATCAAGGCCCAGACCGATGCGGAAATCGAGGCGGAGATGGCCCTTCAGGAAGCGATCCGAGCCGAAGACGCCCTGAAGGCCCAGGCGAAAGCCCAGGATGACGAGGACGACTACGAGCCTCGCATCATCACCGGCGAGGAACAGTTCTGGAGCAAGGTCAGTCGGGAGGATCGAGGGGCCGAGCGGTACGAGATGATTCTTGAGGCCGAGGCCCAAGGGATGGATATCCCTGAGACTCAAAGAGAATTTTTGAGATTCTTCGAGAGCACCGCGGAATACGCCATGCTCAAAGGGTACTTCGAGGAGCGCCGGGTGATGTATGCCATGGCCTACTCGCGGCGGGAATCGCAGGCTGCGGCACAATAAAAAATGGGGCCGCGCCGGCAACGCGAGCCCCGCAAACCAAAAGGAGAGGTAAGAGTGAAACTTAATCCGTCATTCGTCAAGACCAAGAACGTGCGCAATTTCCAGGCCCTGATGAGCGGTCTGGAGATGGCCGAGGGCGAAGGCCGCTTTGGCCTTGTCTGGGGCCAGGCAGGCCGTGGGAAGACCCGTACCGCGCAGTGGTACTGCGCTGACAACAACGCGGTCTACATGCGCGTGCTGGCCATCTGGGCCACCTCCGAGCTCGACTTCCTGTGCACCCTGGCCAGAGAGCTTGGCGTATTGACGCCGCCCCGTCGCAAGGCCGCAGCCTTCCAGGCCGTCCTGGATAAGCTGCTTGCGGATCCGAGGCCGATCATTCTTGATGAGATTGAGAAGTTGCACCCCAAGTTTCTGGAATTCCTTCGGGACCTGACGGACTTGTCCGGTGCGGCGATCATCTTCGTTGGCGAAGAGAACCTGGTCGAACATCTCATGCACGAGCGCAGGGTGTGGTCTCGCGTGTTTCAGCAGATGAAGTTCGATCCCATCAACGCTTCAGACATCATCTACTACGCATCGGACGTGGCCGGCCTGCAGGTCGACAAGGAGGCGTCCCAGATCGTGGCCACGTCCTCCGGGGGCGACTTCCGCCTAGTCCGCCGTGACGTGATCGCCCTGGCACAGATCTGTCGCGCCAAGGGCACTAAGGAAGTCAACGCCGAGATGGCGTCAATCGTTGCAAAACAGGCTCTGAGAGGTGCGTGACATGGCTGGAAGAAAAGGAAGTTTCGCGAATACCGTGCGCATGGAATTGCAGTCCAGGGGCCGGGCGTCCGTGGCCGACCTGACGGCGGCCGCGTTGGCCAAGGTCGATCCGGAGAAGATCGCCGGGCGCAAGGTCCGGCCGATGGTCCAGGCGGTGATGCGCGACCTGCTGCGGTCCAGGGAAGTCGCCAGGGTTTCGGACGGAGTTTACTGCTGGGCGTCCCGCAAGGAGCCGGTGCAGCTGCGTCAGAAGATGTGGACCATCCTGCGGGCGCGCCGGACCGTGAGCATCGAGGACCTAATGGAACTGACCGGCGCAAGCCGCGGCTATGCCAGGCAGTGGACCACGATGCTGGAAGGCCACAGCGTGGTCCGTCGCCTGGATGACGGGCGTGTGCAGCTGGTGGTGGACCCGGTGACCATGCCTTCGGACACCACGAAGGCCGAAAAACTGAAGGCCATCAGGGTGCGCAATGCCCTGGCCGCCATGCGTCAGGGCATGGAGCAGGTGACGGTGGCCGTGAAAGAACTTGAGGAGGCAGTGTCATGACTTGGCCGTGTGGGTTGGCAATTCTCATGTTGTTGGTCGGCATCGCAATCGGTTGGGCGATCTGGGGAAGATAATCTCATAATTGGAGGACGTTATGGTAAGTCAGGAAATACGTACAAACGCCATCGCATTGGGCGCGCTCATGCACCAGGTCACCGAAGAACAGGCCGCTGTGCTGCGAATCGTCAAGACAAACCTGGTGGCGGCTGCGGACCATGCCGAAGAGCTGGAGCGGAGCCTTGTGGCGCCCCAGCTCGAAGAACCCGTCAACAAAGAAGAGCCCATGAAGGAGGCGTGCTGATGGCTAGAATCAAGCCGAATCCACATATCATAGAAGATCGTAGTCAGGCCGAAGGCGCCCTGGCGGAAATGGCTGCGCTGGATCGTAAACTGTCCGGCATCGAGACCGACATGCAGGAAACCATCGATCACGCCAAGAAAAAGGCAGCCCAGGCCGCTGCCCCGCTGATCGCGCGGCGCAAGGATCTGGCCGACGCATTGGCCGTGTTCGCCAAGCTGAACAGGCAGACGTTGTTCCCGGGCAAGGCCAAGTCCGTGGATCTTGGTTTCGGCACCATCGGGTTCCGACTGAGCACTCGCCTGCAACAGCTCAAAGGCGTGACCGTGGCCATGACCCTGGAGAAGCTGAAGCAGTTCGGCTTCACCGAGGCCATCCGCATCAAGGAAGAGCCGGACAAGGATGTCATGAGCGGATGGCCGGATGAACGCCTGGAAACCGTGGGGCTGAAGCGTCAGCAGACGGACAGCTTCTTCATCGAGATTCGCAAGGATGATGTGCCAGAAGGTGCCGTAGCCAACGGTTGACGAACCATCCGCAGGGGCAAGCGCGGCTTGCCTCTGTCAATGGACCATCAACCTCCGGGGCCCCGGAACCATCCGAACGGAGGACATCATGATCGGGATTACGTGCGGCATCTGCGGCTTCAGCGGCGATGCGATGAACTTTACACCTCCGGACCAAGAAGACGGGCCGGACTGGATCTGCCCGAAATGTGGCTGTGGCGTGTACGTGCCGGCGACCCTCACCGCCGACGACTTCATCAGCTTCGAGGTCGTAGATGAGAAAGCCGTATGAATGCGGAAGTCTACGTGAGACAGCGCTGGTTCGTGAATGGGTACGAATGCACGGTGACGAAGATGCTGGGACCGCGCCTCTCGTTGCCGACGTGCCCAAGGCCCATTGTTAAAATCATTGCGCGGCCTGGAACAAGCGGCGTGGTGGAAGCGGATACTGCGGACGGACAATCACAGACCCAGACAAGCGGTGCGCCCGGAGCTGGGGCTGGTTCAGGGAGAGGGTGAGACCATGAGCACATGGATGACAGTTCAAGTTGAAGTCGGCGTTGACGTCCCGCGGGACGTGTTCGGCAACTGGATCGCGCAGCAGCTCAACTTCCCGGGCGACGGCGCGAGGTCGGCAGAGGACGAAAAAAGTCTGGCGGTGCTGGACGATTACGAGGGGCCGGTCACGGTCATGTGGCAAGAGCAGCCGGGGGAGGACCAGGCATGAGCAACGCTGAAGAAATTTTGAGATGGCTCTGCGAGGAGCTGGAAAAGAAGCAGAAGGAGCATCTGAGCAGCGTCAAGCGTGTTGTCCAAACTCTGTCGCACGATGTTGATTTTGAAGACAGATACGAAGAAATGCGGGCCGTTGATGCGGTCAGCGACCTGGAGCCGTTCGGCGATGAACTCTCAGACCTGGCCAGCGAAGCCAAGCAGCGCCTGAAGGAAGCCAAGCAGCAGGTGGCGGCATGAAGCGCGAAGACTGGAAGAAGGTCGAAGACCGGCTGTGCTTTCCGGGCGCGGGGGTGAACCTTCGCGTGGATGGTCGGGACGTGAGCCTGCAAGTCCGTACTGACAACATGAAGATGGTCATCCAGGTTTTTATCGATGGCTGGACGCGTGGTGAATGGCTGGATGCCAAGAAACCCTGTCCGGAACAGGCTTTCATGAGACGCCATGAACGTTACTTGTGGTCAAAAAAAGAGCGAGATGCATACGCGAAGTTCGCAAAGCGTTTTGGAAAGCGTGAAGCAAAGAAATATTTAGGGGATATGACGAAAAAATACGTGTTTTTTTCTCCGCATTTTTCGTCTGTCCGCGCCGTCAGGATCCAGTACGAGAAGACCTTCAAATCCATCGAGCTGGTTGAATCATGAAAGCCACCTGCCCCCACTGCGGAACCTATGGCCCGCTCGAAACCTTCCTGGCGGCTGGCGACGCCAAGAGCGTGCAGCTGGCCGTGGCTGCCTTGCCCGGTGAACTGCCTCGCCTGACCTGGTCATACCTGGGGCTGTTCCGCAAGCCGGGCAGCTCCAGGGTGCTGACCTGGGAGCGCGCCGGCCGGATCATCGCCGAGCTGGGCGACCTGGTGAACGAGCATGAAACGCAATGGAAAGGCGGCAGGCTGGTGCCGAACCGCCCGGAGTACTGGGCCCAGGCCATCAAGCTCATTCTGGACCGCGACGCCCAGGGCAAGCTGGAGCGGCCCCTGGACGGCCACAACTATCTCCGGGCCGTGGCCTACGAACTGGCCGAGAAGGCGTGGCATCAGGGCAACGTGCGCCGTGAGGCCGACGCGCGGCAGCGGACTCCGGAAGCTCCGACGCCACGTCGCCGGGATCCGGAGCGTGAAGATCACATCGTGTCCCTGGCGGAAGGCCTCAAGGGATGGCGTGAGAAGCTGGGAGTCAGCAAGGAGGAATCATGAACGCAAGTTACCGCAAGGCCCGCAAGGGCGAAATCACATGCGAAGAGTGCCGATATTCAGGCGTCCGTGCGGAATCTGGCCGGCTGGAATGCCGCGGGTTCGAACGAAGTTATGTCGCCGGCCGAAAGCACACGTGCGATAAGGCCGAGCTGCGAGGTGCACAATGATTACGCCGGACATGATCAACCTGATTCGGGCCAATAACCAGCAGCTGAGCCACAACGTGCTGCAGGCCATCGCCGACCGCCTTGAAGAGCAGCACGCTTGGCTGCGGGTCCTTCTGGTTACACGCGACGCGCAAGAGGATCAGCTGCGTGGGCTGGGTGGCGAGCTGGCCGAGAGCGAGCGTCACCGGCAGCTGTTGACCGTTCAGAACCGCGAGCTGCTGGCCAGATGCGACCTGCTGGAGGCCGAGGCAGCGCAGAGGGCCGAGTCATGAACGGCTGCTGGCTGACAGGCGTTGCAGTCCCTGACCGTCGAGGTTGCATGCTCCGGCATGCCCACGCCCTGCGTCACGATACGGGCGCGGTCTGCGCGACATGCGAGCGCGGGCGGCGTCTGATGGCGCGGCCCGCCGAACCTGCGCCACGGAAGGAGCCCAAGGCCATCGACCTTGACCAGCTGCGCGGCATCGTCCGGGAAGCCATCCCCATGGCCGAGGCCTGCGCGCTGGGTATCGAGTACCTGGCCGGGCGCGCCGGCGTGGCCACGGCGCCCGTATCCGAGACGCTTGCCGCCCTGGGCATGACGATCTTCAAGAACGAGCTGGAATTCCGTGGCGCCCTGCAGCGCTGCGTCAGCGTGAACAAGAGGCTGCGGACATGGGCGGCGTGAACGCGACAGAGGAATGGCGGCCTGTCCCGGGACATCCCAGGTACGAGTTGAGCAACCAGGGCCGTCTGCGCGGCCCGCGCTCGCACGTAAGCCCGCGGATCCGCCATTCTGGCCGCCCGGCGTCGGCCATGTACCCGGTCCCGGTGGGCAATTCCAAGTGCAGGGCCCTGATGATCCAGAGCGCCATGAGGAAGATCTGGGGCGTCGATTTCGAGCCGACCGTCGAATGGGTCGAGCGCATCCGGGCGGAAGTCATCGAGATGCGCGAGGCCAGGAAGGCAGAGGCAGACGAGACGCGCCGCATCGAGCGTCAGACCGTAACGACGCCGCAGGAACCCAGGTTCTGCAAGGATTGTGGGGAGCCCCTTTCCGACGGCTACTGGTGGCGGTGCCCTTCGTGCTGGGAAAAGATCAGGTCGGAAGAATAATTCGGGAGCAGGTGCATGAGCAGACGTAAATTTTCAGGTTCATTCAGTGTCAGAATCGACACACGCCGCGCCCGCTTCGAGCTGTCGCCTGCGGAGCTGCATGGCGGTCCGGAGGGCGCGTTCCGCGTCCGGATCGATCGCAAGTGGCACGACGGGCCGAATGGCAAGCCCTTGTTTTTCGACCGCTCCGGGCTGGCCGACATGGTTGTCGGCGCGGCCCTTGATGGTATGCCCGAGCCCGCGCCGCTTCCGCAGATCAAACATGGCGACCGCGTCAGCGTCCGCTTTGAGCGGGACGGTTGCGGCCGGGTCGAGGGGGGCTTTGTGTCCGCCCCGCCGATCCTTGGCCACGACGGCCGCTGGTGGGTGCCGGTGACCATGTACGGCGGGACGCGTTACGGCCCGACAGACGACATTATTGCCCAGGAGGGCCGCCATGGCCGCAGCAAATAGACAGCCCCTGTACGCCAAGATCGCCATTGCCAGGAAGCAGCTCGTGGACATGGACGAAGACGCCTATCGCGCCCTGCTCGAAAACAAGTTCAAAGTGCGCAGCGCGTCGAAGCTGAGTTTCGCCCAGCTCTCCGCGCTCGTGCAGATCCTGGCCGAGATGGGCGCCGTCTACACCACACCGGGAAAGCGAGTCAGCAATACCAAGGTGACGGCGAAGGCCCGGCCGGACTTCATCGAGATCCCGGATGGTGACCGCCACGTCTACCAGAAGCGGGCTATTTTGGCCATCTGGAAGAAGCTCGGCTACTCCATGAGCAGTCTGGAAACCAGGGTGAAACGCGGGTTCGGCGTCGAGTCCTTCGCATGGCTGCACGACGAGAAGAAGATTTCCGCCCTGCTGTCGGACCTGCAGAAGCGTGAGGTGGCCTTTGACAAGAAGGCTGTCTTGGCCCTCTGGGACGAACGCGGCTACCCCAAGGGCAGCCTGGACGCATTGGTGCGCCGTTGGTTCGGCGTCGCGTCCTTCGCACTGCTCGACGATGAAGACAGGGTATCCATGCTGCTGTCTGAACTGAGGTACCGGGGGGGCGACTTCGACCCGGACCAGGGTGGTGCCCATGGGTGATGCCCAGGGACATGCCTTGCGCCTGGCCGTCGTGGCCAGGCACGGATCCGTTCATGCGTTTCTGAAGCGTCATCCGGAGCTGACCAGGTCGACGGTCTACCAGGTGCTTGGTGACCGTTACCCGGGCAATATGACCAGGCAGATGGCGGTCATCCGGCAGGCCCTTGACGGCGTCACCGAAGAGGAGACCATGGCCCAGTGGACGCTGCCCGATCCTGAGGAGCTGGCCGCGGTGATCCTGGAGGCGCGTTGCGCCAGATGCCGGAGGCCTGACCGGCGCGGGTGCAGAGGGTGCAGGTTACAAGCGGGCCGCGAGGCCCAAGCCGTACAGGAGTATTTGGCGAAAACGAGGTGAAGCATGCCCAAGAATCTGATCAAGACAGTGGCACGAATGATACAGGAAGGATGGCGGCCGTACGATGCCCAGCCGGCACAGGAAGTCTATGAGCAGCTCCAGTGCCCATACGCTGGAGGAAAGCCGCCCAAGCGCCCCTATTGGTTCTCAAGGGGCGATGTTTTTTGCTGTATCGCCTGCTCCAGGGCGTGCTGCCTGAACCGCCCCAAGGGGTTCCCGCCGGCGTTGCCGATCAACTATCCGGCCGAGCTGGAGGGCTACTCGCGCCCTCCCCAGGAGCTGGTCAAGATTCGCCATACCCTTACGGCGAAAGAGGCCGCGTATTGCCTGAACCTGTCGGAGCGTAAGATCTACCAGATGGTGGTAGAAGGCGAGCTTGTCGCGCTTCGAGATCGAGGCGTGATCAGAATCCGGGCCTCGGACGTCGAGGCGTTGATGTACGACTTTGACGAATAGGACAGAGAACTTCCGTGACGCCCCCGCCAGGGGGCTTTTTTGTGCCCGAATCCCAACGTCCAAACTAGTCTAAAAGCATCTGCACCACGTGCCCTAAATTCAGAAATTCCCGCACATTTCCCGCATCCTGCACCCTGCACGGTCGCACAGCAACCGACCACCTCCCAAGACACGCCCCGCCGGAGAATGGGCCCGGCGGGGCCTTTAACCAACACGGAGGCCGTATGTTCCGCAAGATCCTGGATGTCGCCGTCAAAGGCGTCGAGGCGTTCCTGGGCAGCACGAAGCTGCAGATCATCTGGTGTTTCGCCGCCGTCGCCGGCCTTTTCGTCGCGCTGTGGCTGCACAGCCCGCAGCAGATCCCGGTCGTCATCTACAAGCTGCTGTTGGCACCGCTTGGCGGTCTGGCCGGCTGTTGCGTGTGGCTGGCCCTGGTGCCCTACGCCAACCCGTCGCGCTACCTGGTGAAGGACTGGCGCAGCGACCCGGACGCCGACGTGGACGGCCGCGCGGACTTCGAGGTTGCGCCCGGGTATGAATCCGTTTTCTGCACATGCCTGTTCTGCGCGGTCCTGGCCTTTGTCCTGGGCATGATCGCCGTGGGGATAGGCCTGTGACACTGCGCCAGGGGCTGATCCTGCTGGCCGCCCTGGTGGCGCTTCTCGCCATCGCGACGCTTGGCACATGCGGGCCGGTCGTGCCGCGCCAGGCACTGCAGCACAAGGCGCTCCTGATCCGGGAGGCTCGCATGGTCTGGGGGCTCGATGCCCCTATCGCCACCTTCGCAGGCCAGATCCACCAGGAGAGCGCCTGGAATCAGGACGCGGTCTCCCGCGTCGGCGCCCAGGGGTTGGCGCAGTTCATGCCGGCGACCGCACGATGGCTGCCGGAGATCGCCCCGGAAACGGGCAAGCCTTTGCCGTTTTCTCCCAGCTGGGCGCTGCGTGCCATGGTCACCTATGACAGGTGGCTGTGGCGTCGCGCCACGGCGGCCTCGGACTGCGACCGCTGGCACAAGACGCTTTCCGCCTACAACGGAGGGGAAACACGCCTCCGGCGCGAAGAGGCCATGGCCAAGGCCGCGGGCATGGACCCCGGCAAATGGAGCCATGTGGCGCTGTTCAACGCCGGCAGAAGCCCGGGAAACCACCGGGAGAACCGGACCTACTCGACGCGGATCCTGTCCAAGTGGAGCAAGCTATACAGGGCGGCCGGGTGGGGTAAGGGAGGCTGCGATGTGGAGTAAGGCGCTGACGCTGCTCTCGTGGGCCTGGGGAAAGAAGACCTGGCTGGTGGCGGGGCTTTCGGCCGCGCTGCTGGCCAGTTTTGCATGGGCCTACGTGCAGGGTCTGCGCCTTGATGCCGTGCGCGCCGAGGCGCAGAGGGAGATCCACGCCGAGCGGGCCGCGCACAATGCCACGCGCGCCGAGCTGGCCGCCGCCAGGGCGGAGACCGCGCGGTGGGCAGACGTGGCCGCTCTTGCCAGGGCCGCCACCATGAGCGTGCGCGCGACGGCTCAGGCCGCCCTGGACCGCGAGGCCCAGGCCCAGGCGGACAGGCAGGCACGCAAACACATTTTGTCCGTGGCAAAGCCGCGGATCCGCACGGCCGTGGAAGCCGTGGAGGTGGTGGACAATGCGACGCGTCATCGCGCTGCTGCTCGCCTTAATCGCCCTTGGTAGCCTGGGGTGCTCTTCGCGCCGGGCACCGGCACCGCCGGCGCCGGAGGTCGTGCGCATCGTCCCGTGCCCATGCCCGCAGCGTCCGGAGCTGACACCGGTGAATGGCAGCCTGCCCTTCGACCACCAGGTGAACGTGGAAGCGTTCCTGGAGCGTGACGACACATACCGGGCGTACATCAAGGGGCTCGAAGCGACGGTCGAATGCTACCGCTCACAGGTGGAGGCACGGCATGACTGATTTCGCGGCACGCATGGCGAAGATCCCGCCGAAGATCCTGGAGGCGCTGGAAGAGTTCGAGACGGCCATCGAGGACGACGTGGAGCCGCTGCGCAAGCTCCGGGAGTGGTTCAGGGGGACGCTTCATGGATGAAGTCGACGACTCCCAGAAGGCCGAGCGCCTTTACCGCCAGGAGGCCCTGGGCAACCGGGGCCAGGTTGGGAACCCTGGGTTCGTGAGCTTCAGCATCTGCGCGGAATGTGGCGAAGAGATCCCGGAGCGCCGACGCCAGGTCATACCCGGATGCAGGCTGTGCGCAGCCTGCCAGGCCGAGCAGGACGGCAAATCTCATTTTTCGTGAACAAGGAGACTGAATGAACCCTCAAGAGATCCAGGCCCTGGTCAGCGCACTCCAAACTATTGCCGCGATTCTGTCCGGCCTGGGCGTGCCCGGAATGGTCGCCCTGGTGCTGGCGGCCCCGGCCCTGGTGATCATCACGATCCTGATGCTCGACTACGTGCGCAACGGACGGATGGAGAAGATGCAGAAGGAATTCCGCAGCGATACGACGCGGCTCATCGAGGCGCACCGCAAGGAGACGGCGCAGATCCTGGAGGCATACCGATGCGATACGCAGAGCGTGTGCCGGGAGCTGGGCAAGGAACACGCCGAGGCGGTGCGCTTCTATACGGATAACGTCGAATTGGTGAGAAGCTACGAGCGCATGGCTGACGCCCTGCAGACCGTGGTGATCGGCAACACGCGGGCCGTTGAACGGCTCGTCACAATCGTGGAGGCAAGACCGAAATGAGCGAGAGACGCGAGAACATCGGACATCGTGAGGATCTGCGTTCCCGGCGTAAACTGGTCGCAGGCGAGCTGCAGGCTCTGCGGGGCTCCATCCGGGCCGCCCTTCCCGTGGTCGGAGAGGTGCAGGACATCGACGGTGACCATGTGCTGAGCCTGTGCCTGGCCCTCAAGGAAAAGGCCGACGAGCTGGCCGGCCTGGATCGTAAGATCGCGATCCTCACCCGCGAACTGGACGGGTAGGCCCATGGGCTGGGAACATCCACCCGAGACCGTGTGGCGTGCGCAGGAACTCTACTGCGTGGACCGCCTCTCATTTGACCGCGTGGCCGAACTGACTGGAGTTTCGGCCACAACGCTTAAAGCGTGGGCGGACAAGTACGAATGGCGGGAGAAGCGCGAAGAGATTGCCAAAGACAACGCCGACATCCGGTTCAATACCATCCGGGGCCGCAAGGCTGTGCTGGAGCGGCTGCTGAGCACCACGGACGGCATGGAGACGGCCCAGCTGTCCTTTGCCGTTTCGGCGCTGGAGAACCTTGCGCTCAAGCAGCAGGAGCTGACAACTTCCGGGAAGATCCCGAGCGCGACATCCGCGCCGCGCCCGACCATTGCGACCAGGGCCGACGCCGTGGCCGCCCTGCGCACGGCTATGGAGAACAAGCTGGGCCAGGCCCTGGCCGACCCGAATCTGATCACGAGTGATACGGTCAAGGACGTGGCAAAGTGTCTGGAGCTGATCGCGGCCCTGGAGGCCGGCCTGCCCAAGGATGATACATCGGAGGCCGCCGCGAAACGCGGCATGTCCGGCGAAGCCCTTGACGCCATGGTCCAGGCTGTTCTCGGAGGCGAGGTATGAAGCGCCCGGCCGGCTTTCTTGGCTACCAGTGGGAGCTGCGCCAGGCCGTGCGCAACGAGCCGGTCGTGGTGGTCGAAAAGAGTCGACGCACCGGCTATTCCTGGGCTGCCGCACTGATCGCCGTCGAGCATGCCGCGAGGTCCAAGCAGGACGGCGGCATGGACGTTTTTTACATGGGCTACAACCTGGAGATGGCAAGGGAATTCATCGAATATGCCGGTGACTGGGGCAAGGTTTTCCAGGTCGGCGCGTCGGCCATCGGTGAGGCGATCTTCAAGGATCCGGACAACCCGGAGCGGGACATCAAGGCCTTCAGGATGGAGACTTCGGCCAACAAGATCGTGGCGCTGCCCTCGATGCCCAGGGCTCTGCGCGGTATGCAAGGGCTGGTGATCATCGACGAGGCCGCGTTCCATGACGAGCTGGAAGAGCTGCTGAAAGCCGCCTTCGCGCTCTTGATCTGGGGCGGCAAGGTGCTCGTGATTTCGACCCACGACGGTGACGAGAACCCGTTCAACACCCTGGTGCAGGACGTGCGCGCCGGGCGCAAGCCATACCGCCTGCTGCGCTGCGATTTCGACATGGCCCTGGAAGACGGCCTCTACAAGCGCATCTGCCACAAGCAGGGCAAAGCGTGGTCCGCGGAGGCCGAGGCCCAGTGGCGGGCCGAGATCATTGCTTTTTATGGCGAAGGTGCGGACGAAGAGCTTTTCTGTATCCCGAGCCGTGGCAGCGGGTCGTACCTGCCCCTGGCCCTGCTGGAATCGCGGGCCGGTGACGTGCCCATTGTGCGCTGGCAGCAGCCGGACAGCTTTGCCGAGGTCGCCGAGCACCTGCGCACGGCGGAATGCCGGGAATGGTGCGACGCCGAGCTGGATCCGTTGCTGCTGGCGCTGGATCCGGACCTGCGACATTTCTTCGGGCAGGACTTCGCGAGGTCGGGCGACCTGTCCGTGATCTGGCCCCTGGCCCTGCACAAGGACATGGTCCGACGTCCGCCCTTCATCGTGGAGCTGCGGAACATCCCGTTCGATCAGCAGCGACAGATCCTTTTTTTCACCCTGGACCGCCTGCCCAGGTTCACGGCGGGCAAGATGGACGCCACGGGTAACGGCGCATATCTGGCCGAGGTGGCGGCCCAGCGCTACGGGTTCACGCGCATCGAGCAGGTCAAGCTGTCCGAGGGCTGGTACCGGGACAACATGCCGCCGTGGAAGGCCGGCTTCGAAGACGGCACCCTGGAGATCCCGCGCAACGCGGACATCATCGCCGACCACAGGGCCGTGCGCTTAAAGCGTGGTGTGGCCATGATCGAGGCGGGGAACACCGGAGACAAGCGGGCCCGCCGCCACGGTGACAGCGCCATCGCCCATGTCCTGGCCTATGCGTCCAGCCGGGACGACAAAGCCTTTGTCGAATACGCCTACCACCCCGTGACCCGCAAAGACACCCTGCGGGGCAACCGGAGGACCTTATGACACAAATCGTTGACCAGTACGGCCGCCCGGTGCGGACGAAGATGCTGGACAAAGAAGTGGCCGCGCCGGCCCTGACCGGCCTGCGCAGCCTCTGGAACTACGGCGAGGTGACCAACGGGCTGACGCCTGCAGGCCTTGCCAGGATTCTTTTGTCCGCGGCCGAAGGCGATCATGAAGCCTACCTGACCCTGGCCGAAGAGATGGAAGAGCGGGACCCGCATTATGCCAGTGTCCTGGGTACACGCAAGCGCGCCGTCAGTGGCCTGCCTGTGGTGGTTGAGGCGGCGAGCGACGAGCCCCGGGACGTGGAGCTTGCGGACGCGGTGCGGCTGCTGTTCAAACGGCGCGGCATCCGGGCCCTGCTGCAGGACATGATGGACAGCGTGGGCAAAGGGTATTCGGTCGTCGAGATCATGTGGAGCCGCAAGGCTTCACCTTGGATGCCGGTCAGCTACGAGTGGCGCGATCCGAGATTTTTCCAGTTCGACCAGGCCTCCAGGCGCGAGATCCGTCTTCGTGACGAGAGCGACATGCTCAACGGCCTTGCCCTGGAGCCGTACAAATTCATGGTGCACAACCCGCGCCTGAAGTCCGGTCTCCCCATCCGGGGCGGTCTGGCGCGTCTTGCCGCCTGGTCGTGGATGTTCAAGGCGTTCGGCATCAAGGATTGGATGGCTTTTTCCGAGGTCTTCGGCATGCCGCTTCGGGTGGGCAAATATCCGTCCGGAGAGACCCAGGCAAATGTGGAGATCCTGCGCATGGCCGTGGCCAACCTGGGCACGGATGCCAGCGCCGTCATTCCTGAGGGCATGAAGATCGAGTTTGAAGAACTGGCCAACACCACGGGCGGCGCGGAGCTGTTCGAGCGCATGGCCAGATTTTTCGACGCCCAGATCAGCAAGGCCGTGCTCGGTCAGACCATGACCACGGACGACGGCAGCAGCCGCAGCCAGGCCGAGGTGCACAACGAGGTCCGCAAGGATCTGCGCGACGCCGACGCCGACCAGCTCGAAGAGACCCTGGAGCGCGACCTGGTCATTCCGTTCATCACCCTGAACTGGGGCCCGCAGCAGAACTACCCGTCAGTCTATCTCCGGGAGCCGGAGAGCGCGGACGTGCAGTTGCTCACCGAGGCGCTGAAGGTCCTGGTGCCTCTGGGCTTGCGGGTCGAGACAAGCGAGGTGCGGGACAAGCTCGGATTTTCGGATCCGGATCCGGACGCGGAGTGCCTGCAGCCTCCGCAGGCATCTGTGCCGGCGCCTGCGGCTCTGCCGGCGGCAAAGGACCAAGCCATGAACCGCGAGGCGGCCCCGCGTTTTTCGCCGGACCAGCAGGCCCTGGAGGACATGATTGCCGGGGTCATGCCGGACGCAGTGCAGGTCACGGCGGACATCGGCAGACAGATCGACGGGCTGATCCGCAAGGCCAAGTCCTTCGAGGATCTTCAGGCGCTTCTGGCCGCCTTCCTGGACCAGGACGGCGAGGATCCGCTTCAGGACGTCCTGCAGCGCGCCCTGGTCGCGGCCGACATGCATGGCCGCGACATGGCCGGAGGCGAAGATGCCGACTGAGCTGAAGGCCCTGCCCATGGCCGAGGCCCTGGAATATTGGCTTTCCAAGGTCCAGCTGCCGCCCCGGGAGTTCTACGCGCTGGCCGAGCAGTACCGCGTTCTGGCGTTCACGGTCTCCCAGCTGGCCCGCGCCTCGATGCTGACCGAGATCTTCGAGTCCATCTTCCAGGCGGTTCAGAACGGCACGAGCATTGAGGCATGGTCAAAGAGCATGGGCCATGTCTGGGAGGAAAACGGCTGGACGGGCCCCAAGGCGTGGCGCGTCGACAACATCTTCCGGACCAACGTGCAAACGGCGTACAATGTCGGCCGGTACAAGCAGATGGTGGAAGCCTCCACTGCCAGGCCGTTCTGGCAGTACTCAGCGGTCAATGATTCGCGGACGCGCCCGACGCACCGGGCGCTGCACGGTCGCGTGTATCGGTTTGATTCCGAGTTCTGGGACACGTGGTACCCGCCGAACGGTTACAGGTGCAGGTGCACGGTCAAGACGCTCAGTGAACGTCAGGTGCGTGAGCGCGGCCTCGATGTCATGGAAGGCAACGGCATCGGCGAGCTGATCGAGCCGCCGGGGCCGAACGGCCCGCTGCCGGCCCGGCCGCTCATGCCGGACCGGGGCTTTGAGGGCAACCCGGGCAAGGAAGCCTGGTCACCGGACGTGAGCCGGTATCCGGAGGCGCTCCGGGATAAGCTCGCACAGCGCCTGCCAGGTCAGGGTTCTCAAGGGTAAGGGCGGCCCGCTCCGGGCTGCCCAAAAACTGTCCGCACCACGCGCCCTACCTTCGGAAATCCGCCTGAAATCGCGGCAATGTCGCGTTCATGAAGGCGATTTGCACCACCAAGACCACCCTCTCCGATCCATCGAAAATCGAATTTCGTCCATATTCGCCTTCTAAGGCGTTTTGTGGTGCTGCCCGGGCATTGGGTCGGGCCAGGACGTTTAGACTAGTTTTGCACTAGTGCAATTTGCGAAATTCGGCCGGTCTGGGTGGCGTATCGGATGCCACTGACGACCGGACGACGATCAAGCCCGCCCCGGGCGTGGAGGTCAGATGAAGAAAAAAGAACTGGTTGGGGCCATGGCTCAGGCCTCCGGTGAAAGCCGCGCGGCCTGCGAGCGCATCCTGGAAGCCTTGCCCTCTGTGGCTGCGTCCGCCCTTGTCGCCGGGAACAGCGTGCCCTTGCCCGGGCTGGGAAAGCTCAAGCTCAAGCAGCTGGCGGCGCGGTCCATCCACACGCCCCAGGGCGTGACCGTGGACGTTCCCGCCAGGACGTCGGTCAAATTTCACCCGGCCAAGGCGCTCAAGGACATGCTGGAGGAAGAGGCGTGAAGCGCCAGGTGGCTCTGGGCCCCGCCATGGGCCTGGCGCTCTGCTCCAGGGCCCTGACCGCCGTGGCCGTCAACGTACAGGCATTGGACGTGTCCGGGCAGGCCCCGGAGTGGATCCCGCTTGTTCCGGCCGGGCCGGTTGTCGGGCGTGATGGCCGGGAGTGGGTCAACGACAGCCCGCAGCTCATGCTGGATGCGTTCACGGCCGGCGGCGTGGATCTGCCCCTGGATCTGGAACACGCCACGGAGCTGAAGGCGCCCCAGGGCGAACCGGCGCCGGCCGTCGGCTGGGTCAAGGAGCTGGAAGTCCGCGACGGTCAGGTCTGGGGCCGCGTCGAATGGACCGACGACGGCCGCAATGCCGTCGAGTCCAAGGCGTACCGGTACGTCAGCCCGGTCTTTGTCTTCGAGCGGGCGTCCAAGCGGGTGGTGGCCCTGACATCGGTGGGGCTGACCAACCGCCCGAATCTCTTTTTACAGGCCCTCAATGGGCAGGAGGAATACATGGACCTGAAAAAGCTGCTGGCGGCCCTGGGGCTGCCCGAGACCGCCTCGTTTGACGAGGCCCTTGCCCACCTGGGCAAAATGAAGGGCGATCTGGCCACGGCCACCAACGCCGCCGCCAATCCGTCCCTGGACAAGTTCGTGCCGCGCGCGGACTACGACGCCGCCCTGGCCCGAGCCACGAACGCCGAGGCATCTCTGGCCGACCGGGACAAGGCCGCCAAGGAGACGGCGATCAACGCGGCCATCGATAAGGCTCTGGCCGATGGCAAGATCACGCCGGCGACCGTCAAGTACCACAAGGCGCAGTGCGCCCAGGAAGGCGGGCTGGAACGCTTCACCGAATACTGCGCGGCGGCTCCTGTGATCGGCGACCCGTCGAGCATGGGCAAGACGCGGCCCGAGGACCAGACGACGGCGCTGAATGCCGAGGAACAGCGCATCGCCGAGATGATGGGCAACAGCATCGAAGACCTGCAGAAGTACGGGAAATAAAGGAGTAACCCATGGCTGAACGCAAAATTGAATGGAAGGACGGGCAGCTGATCGGTCTGCTTGTCGCCGCTTCGACCAAGATCGAGGCCGGCAAGATGGTCGGCGTCAACTCTGCCGGCTACGCGGTGGAAGCCGCGGACACCTCCGGCATCAAGGTGCTGGGCGTGGCTGAAGAGACCAAGGACAATTCCAGCGGCTCCAACGGAGACCTGACGGTGCGGATCCGTTCGCACAAGATCTTCAAGTTCAAGAATTCCGGCTCGAACGCGGTGGATGTCGCCGACGCCGGCACCCTGGTCTTCGTTGAAGACGACGAGACCGTGGCCGATGCAGCCGGCACCAACGGCGTTGTGGCCGGTCGCTGCATCTGGGTGGCCACGGACGGCGTGTGGGTCGAGATCCCGGCAGCGCCCCAGGTGGCCGCGCAGGCCGCGTCTACCGCCGAGGATGTTGCCGGGGTCGTGACGGACCTCAACGCCCTCATCACCAAGCTCAAGGCCGCCGGCATCATGGCCAGCGCGTAAAGGAGGCTCACATGAAGAAAGTTTTTACGACCCTGTGCGTCTGGGCGGTGCTCATCACCGGCGTGCTGCTCGCCGCCCCTGTGGCCGGCGTGGCCGAAGCCGGGAGCGTCGACCTGAATCTGGCCGGCCTGGGCTTCGCCTTTGGCGGCCTGCTCGTGAACCAGTCGAGCATTTCGGCCATTTTCACGAACCTGAAGGCGACCTTCAACAAGGCCTTCTCCGAGGCCCCGGCGGTCTGGGAAAAGATCGCCATGAAGATCCCGAGCTCCGGGACCCAGAACGACTACGCCTGGGTCGAGAACTTCCCGAAGATGCGCAAGTGGGTCGGAGAGAAGGTCATCAAGGCGCTCAAGGCCGGGAAGTATGTCCTGGTCAACGAAGACTTCGAGGCCACCGTGGCCGTCCGGCGCAACGACATCGAGGACGACAACCTGGGCATCTACGCCCCCCAGGCGCAGAACGCGGGGTTCAGCGCCAAGCAGTGGCCCGACGAACTGGTCTTTGACCAGGTCAACGGCGCGTTCACCACGGAATGTTTCGACGGGCAGTATTTCTGTGACACCGATCACCCCGTGGTGAATCCGACGACCGGCGTTGCGGCCTCGGTCAGCAACAAAGGCACCACGGCCCTGAGCTGCGCCACCCAGGCCCTGGCCCTGGCGTCGTACGGCGCGGCCCGTACGGCCATGAAGAAGTTCAAGGACGACGAAGGCCGCCCGCTGAACATCACGCCGAACGTCCTGCTGGTGCCGCCTGCCCTGGAGGACACGGCCCGGGCGCTGCTGAACAACGACCGCCTGGAGGACGGCAAGCCCAACCCTTACAAGGGCACGGCCGAACTGGTTGTGGACGCCCGTCTGGCCTCGGACACCGCCTGGTTCCTGCTGGACACCACCAAGCCGGTCAAACCCTTCATCTTCCAGGAGCGCCGCAGCCCCGTCTTTGTGCAGCAGACCTCCCAGGAGAACGACGACGTGTTCATGCGCGCCGAATTCAAGTTCGGCTGCGAGAGTCGCGGCGCCGCGGGCTACGGGTTCTGGCAGCTCTGCTACGGCAGCACCGGCGAAGGCTAAACAACCACACCAGGGCGCGGGGTGACCGCGCCCTGACATGAGGACGGACATGATCATCATCAAAGCAAAACGAGACGGGTTCAGGCGGTGCGGTGTGGCTCATGCGGCCAAGCCGACTGAATACCGGGACGGCGACTGGACGGCCGAGCAGCTGGCCGAACTGCAGGCAGAGGCCATGCTGCACGTTGAGGTCATTGATGGCCCTGACGATGACGACGACGTGGATCCTGATGTCGACAAGCCTGAAGAGCCTGTCGAGGCGGAGAAGCCCGCGGAGCCTGCGCCCCGAAAGAAAGGCGGCAAAAAGGCGGCCAAGGAATAGCCCATGTACAGCACTGTCTCCGCCATCGTGAAGCTGCTGCCCGAGTATGAGATCCTGAAGCTCGCCGACGACGAAAGCGCCGGCGTGCTCACGGACTCGGCGGTCAACGCCGTGCTTGAGGAAGCCATCGAACAGGCCGACCGGGAAATCGACGCTTATGTCGGCACGGTGAAGGCGGTGCCCCTGACGTCCGTGCCGGCGCTCATCGAAAATCTGTCCACCAAGCTGGCCGTCCACAACCTCTACCTGCGTCGCCCCGGCGTTGACGAGCCGGAAACGTGGCAGCGCGAAACGGCCAGATGCATGCGTCTGCTGGAGGCAATCGCCACGGGCAAGATGGCCCTGGGCGCAGAGTCTGGCGAGACCTCGGAGCCGAGCCAGGGCAAGGCGTCCTTCACGGCCAACACGCGACTGATGACAAGGGGCACGCTTTGAACGGCGTCACCATCTCGGTCGACACCGGGCCGGTCCTGCGCATGCTCCAGCATGCCGCGGAGCGCCTGAGGGACATGACGCCCGCCATGCGTTCCATCGGCGAAGTGATCATCAACCAGGCTGACGAAGCCTTCGAGGAGGGCGCGTCACCTGCCGGCAAGGCCTGGAAGCCATCAGCCAGGGTCAAGGAAAAGGGCGGCCAGACGCTGATCGATTCGGCGAGGCTGCGGAACTCGATCACGTCCGATGCTTCGACAGATCATGTCGAGGTCGGCACGAACGTCGTCTACGCCGCGATTCATCAACTCGGCGGCGTGATCCGCCCCAGGACCAAGAAAGCCCTGTTCTTCGGCGGGGTCATGCGGAAGTCGGTGACGATGCCGGCCCGGCCGTTCCTGCCTGACGACAAGTCCATCGACTGGGTGGAGATTCAGGACGCCATCTGGAGGCATCTGCAATGAGCAGACAGACCGCGGAAGACGCCATCCTCGCGCTGTTGCGCGCAGGGCTGCCTGATTCGGTGAAGGTCGGCTCCATGCCCCTGGCCCTCGACGAAGACGAGGTCTACGGGTTCTCGAATTCGGCCGTCTGGGTGCTCTACGCAGGGGCCACGTCAGAGGACAACACGATGCTTGGCGCCCACGTGCAGCCCGAGAAATGGACCTGGGCCGTGTACCCGCTGGCCAAGCGCTACCGCTCATCCCAGGAGCGGCAACAAGGCGCCCTGGCGCTCATGGATCTGGTGCTTGGCATCCTGGCCGGCGCGCAGATCCTGGACGCACAGCTTACGAAAGGCCGGGACCAGGTGGCGCCGGTTCCGCCCGGCAAGGGCGTGTTCGGCTACGAGGTTCTGTTTACCCTTGAGCAAGAGATCCGGAGGATTCCATGAGTAACCCGTTACCCCAGTCAGGCGGCAGCTACTACGCATTGAAGGACGGCACGCTGCAAAAGGCAAAATGGCCGCAGGCGCAGCGCTCCAAAGTCAAGAAGGCGCCGGTGCAGCCAGCCGAAAAACTGACCGAGACCAAGGAGGCCGGCAATGGCAAATAGATATTTTCGCAACATGGTCATCCTGGCCAAGATCCAGGCCGAAGTGGGCACGTACGAAGCCCCGGCACCGGCCACGGACGCCTTACTCATCAGCAACGCATCCATCGGCTACGACGACCAGGTGGTCGAGCGAGACAACTTGCGGTCGTTCTTCGGAGCATCGGAACAGCTCATCGGAGACAGCCCGGTGAACATCGAATTCGAAGTCGAGCTGGCCGGCTCCGGAGCAGCCGGGACCGCGCCGGCCTGGGGCAAGCTGCTCCGGGCGTGCGCCTTCGCCGAGACAGTGGAGGTCGACACATACGTGACCTACAACCCGATCACCAACGATCAGGAGTCACTGTCGATTCTGTACGCGGTGGACGGCGTCACGCACCGGATCAAGGACGCCCGCGGTACGGCCACCCTGTCCATCGCTCCGGGCAGTAAGCCGACCATCAAGTTCAGCTTCGTGGGCATCGAGCAGGCCGATCCGGAAGCCCTGGCCAACCCGTCCGGCGTTGTCATGACGGCCTGGAAAGCTCCGCTGCCTGTCGCCGCTGACAATACCGGAGATATTCTGATCGGCTGCTCGTACGCCGCCGGCGTCGTGTCCGATGGCTCCGCCCTCCCGTCCATCAGCGTTGACCTGGATCTTGGCGGGTCCGCCGAGTTCATGGCCCTGATGGGATCTTCCGAGGTCGACGTCACCGCCCGAGAGATCAAGGGCACGGCGAAGATGCGTCTGGAGGCGGCGGATGAGGTCACCATGTTCACCGACGCCAAAACCGTGACCACCAAGACCGTGAGCTTCAAGCACGGCACCGGCGCCGGAAAGATCGTGCAGTGCTACGCACCCGCGTGCCAGTTCGGCCGCCCCCAGTACGAGAACGCCCAGGGCCGTCTGGCCGTGTCCGTGGACATGCGGATGGTTCCGGTGTCCGGGAACGACGAACTGATCATCATCGTGAAATAGGAGGCGTAAATGCTGAAGGTCGGTCATTCGGAAGCGTTCTGGTATCCGGTCAAAGTCAAAATACTGGATGAGAACGGCGAGGAGGTTCCTTACGAATTCAAGGCCCGCTTCCGCCGTTTGTCCCGCGAAGCGTTGGTCAGTCTCCCGACCGGAGACGACCGCGAACTGATGCGTGAAAATCTGCTCGGCTGGAGCGGCATTGTGGACGACGCGGAAAACCCGCTCCCGTTCACGCCTGAGAACATGGAGCTTGTTTTCAACATCTGGCCGGTCCTTCCGGCTATGGCCAAGACGTTCATTGAAGCTCAGACCTACGGGGGGCGGGTAAAAAACTAGTGGGGGCCGTCCGTCACCTGCTGGGAGCCAGCGACATGACCAGGGCCAAGGCGGACGCTCTTGCCCTGGGCATCGTCCTGGTGACGGATGAGCCCGAAGATTTCGAGGTCTGGCCGGAATGTCTGGAAAGTGTGGATCTGTTCATGGCCATGAAGACGCAATGGCACTTCGGCGGGCTCGGCGGCAGGGCTCCAGGCCTGGACTACCAGGCGCTGAACGCAGCCATGGACATGTTGGGCATCGAAGACAGGACGCAGGCGTTCCGGGACATCCAGATCATGGAGCGCGAGGCGCTCAAGATCTGGGAAGATCGGGCCAGATGACGACAGCATAGGACAGCAGTCGAAAAGCAAGGCGGGAAAGCATGTCGACTTCCAAGAATCTCGTAATCAAGCTCAGGGTTGACGACAATGGAACAGCCAGGGTCATCAACCACACCAAGAGCAGCCTGACCAGGCTGGGCCACACGGGTTCCACGGCCGGCCGGACTATCGCGTCCGGCATGGACCGCGCTCATGCGAGCACGATGAATCTTGGCACTGTGGCCAAGGTGGCCATGGGGTACTTCACGGCCAGGCATGTGGCGGAGTTTGTTTCCACCGTTTCCCGGATCGGCGCCGGCTTCGAGCAGACAATGGCCGTTGTCGGCGGCGTGAGCCGTGCGTCCAAAGGTGAGCTGCAATTACTGACAGCAGCCGCGCGGCAAATGGGCGAACAGACCGAATGGTCCGCAGCCCAATCCGCCGAAGCCTTGAAATACTTGGCCATGGCCGGGTTCGATGTCCACAAGTCAATAGCCGCACTGCCCGGCGTGCTGGATCTGGCCACGGCCGGACAGATGGATCTGGGGAGCGCTGCCGATATTGTCACGGACAGTCTGACCGCGCTTGGTCTGGGCGTGAACGACCTCAGCCGGTTGAGTGACGTCATGGTCGGGACCATCACTCGATCCAACACCAACATCGGTCTGATGGGCGAAAGCCTCAAATACGTCGCCCCCATTGCGCATGCCCTGGGGTACGAGGTTGAACAGACTGCAGCCATGATCGGCGCCCTTGCCAACGCCGGCATCAAGGGCTCCGACTCCGGCACGGATCTGCGGCAGGCAATGCTGCACAATAAGCGGGCCGCCAAGGAGCTGGGCACCGAAGCTGATGACCTTATCGGCACCATCAAGGCGGCAAACGCCGCCGGGTGGGATGCGAACAGGGTCCAGGAAGAATGGGGAATGATCGCGTCCAAGTCGGTGCTCGTGCTCATGGACAATGTGGAGCAGTACGAGCAGCTGGAGGCGCAGCTGCGAAACGTCGAGGGCGAAACGAAGACCCTTGCGCGCACCATGCAGGACACTGCATCGGGCGCATGGAAAAATTTCCAGAGCGCCGTGGAATCCGTGAAGCTGGATCTTTTTGCACGCGAGTCGAGCGCCGCAAAAGATGCGATTTTTGACCTGGCCCAGGAGATCCGGGACAACAAGGATGAGATTGTCGACGGGCTGAGTGCCATTGGCACTGCAGCAGTGCATGTGGCCGAGGCGCTGTCCACCGTGGTCAAGTACGCAGGTCTGCGCTCCGTGGCGGAAACATTTGCCGAGGGGCTGGAGCTTTCCCAGGCAGGAGCATTCAGCCTGGAAGAGTTCCGGGCCGCCGGGTACCTAGAGCGGCAGCACATGGTCGATGCGGCCAAGAAGACGTTCAACGCCGCGACCGCCGACATCCAGAAGCAAATTGCCGAGCACCAAAAGAAAATCGCCGACGCGCAAAAGGTCATGCAATCACAGTTTGTGACGCCGGGCTCGCGCATGTGGCAGCTGTATTCCCAAAAGATTGCCATATCCGAGCGCGCGCTGAAGAAGCTCAATAGCGAATTGTCCGTAGCTAAAGACAGGTCGGCGCTGGTGCATGCTGCGCAAAGCTCCCCCAAGGGTGCTGCCGGCTCCACATCGGCTGCCCTGCCGGCTACAGCCGGCGCTGTCGGAAGCCCACCAAGCCCACCCACGTCTTCCGGCAGCGGGTCTTCGAAGTCCAGAGCCACAGCTACTTCTCTTGATCTGGACGGCTACGGGACCAGCGCCCTGGCAGCCCTGCGCGCCCAGTCGCAGCGCGAGTTGGATGTTCTCAGGGCCAAACTGGACAACGAGCTGAGCATTGCCCAGCGCGGCTATGACGCCGGCACGACCGGTCTCGAAGAGTACTATGCCGAGCGCCGCCGTGTTATCGAGGACGGCGCCGCAGCAGAAATCGCCGCCCAGGAAGGGGCCATCTCCAAAGCACAGGCCGAGCAGGAACGATTGCGGCAGCTGGATCCAGGCGGTGCCAGGGGCCAGGAGCAGATTTCCGACCAGGTGCGCGCCCTCGATGAAAAGATCGCCGACGCGCAGGCCCGAATCGCAGTACTGAAGACACAGACATCCACGGCCATCGCCGATCTTGCGGCCGAGCAGGCCACAGCGGCGCGGGATCGTATCGACCAGACCATGGCCGACGCCCAGGCGATTATCAGCGCCACAGAGCAGTCCTTGCAATCCAGGGTCATCACCGGCCTGGAGACGGAGTCGACCGCTAGGGCGAAACTCAAGGCCGCCATCGGCGAGCAGGCCCAGGCGCTGCAGTCCGAACTGGTCCCGCAGATCGAGCGCCTGATGCTCGTGGCGTCGAATCCACTTGCGCGCGCCGAGCTGCAAGCCATCCTGGACAAGATCCGGGAGATGCAGGCTGCCGCGCGAAATCAGACCTGGCTTGACGGCCTCAAGCAGGGCGTGGCCGACTATGGCGCCACTGCCAAGGACTCCTTCCAGACCGCCAGGGACGCCGCGACATCGGCCTTCCAGGGCGCGGAAAACGCTGTCGTGCAGTTCGCGAAGACCGGGAAGATTGAGGTCTCCGACATGGTGACCACCATCAACGCCGAGATCGCACGGCTGGCGTTTCGGCAGATGGTGTCCCAGTCCTATGACTGGCTTGGCGGCCTGCTTCAGACGGGGCTGTCGGCGGCGTCCTCGTACTTTGGGGGCGGTGCGTCAATGGCTGCAGGGGCTGCCGGCAGCGGGTTCAATTACGCTGGCGAGCTGTCGAGTTTCTTCTCGATGAACGCCAAGGGCAACGCATACCAGAGCCCTTCGCTCTCGGCGTATTCCGGGCGCATTTACAATTCGCCCCAGCTGTTCGCCTTCGCCCAGGGCGCCGGCGTGTTCGCGGAAGACGGCTGGGAAGGCATCTTCCCGCTCAGGCGGACGGCCACAGGCGACCTCGGCGTGCAGGCTATCGGCGGCGGATCTGATCCGGAAACCAAGTCTTTACTGCGCGAACTGATCGCCGCAACCCGCGCCCAGAAGGCCCAGAAGAATGTCTTCGCCTTTGATCGCAGGACCGTGGCCAACGAGCTGAGCGGGGCCGAGGGCGAACAGATGACCTTGAACCACGTCCGGCGCAACGCCAGCGCCATCGGGCGTATCCTGGGGATCCGATGAGCTACATCGTCTGGCCATGGCACCCTGAACGCGGGGTCATCGAATCTTTGGAATGGTCGACGGACGTCATCGAAGCCAAGGACGGGACGGAGCAGCGCATCCAGATCCGTCAGGAGCCACGGCAGTCATTCGAGGCGCAGATCCTCGTCGACGACGAGACCGAGCTTGCCCGACTGCGGGTGGCCATCGCCGGGTGGCAGCACCGACTCTGGGGCTGGCCATGCTGGCACGAAGCCGTCCGCCTGGCCGCCGTTCTTCCGGCGGCATCGTCGTCTATCCCCAGTGATACTTCCGCCTCGGACTTCCGCGATGGTGGGCTGGCTGTCGTGTACACCTCGCCGGATCTCTATGACGTCGTCACTGTCGAGTCGGTGGAGTCATCGAGCCTGGCCCTGGCCGGAGCCGTGGCACACGAGCACGCCGCCGGCGCCCTGGTCATGCCCTTGCGCATGGCGCGAATGTCCGGCCCTGCCAGGCGCGACGACTACTCTTTCAAGGCCACGCGCTACACGGTGACGATGCAGGTCACGGACAACACGGCGCTTACGACAGAGGCGGCTGCGATGCAGTATCTCGGCTATGATGTGCTTTCGGACAACCTGTGGATGCCCGGCGAAACGATGCCCCGCCAGATTGAGCGCGCTCTTGACGTCCTGGATCCGAGAACGGGCGCATGGGCGACATCGGCGAGGACGGACTACCCGCTCATCACCACGGACCACAAGTGGAGGCTGCGCACGCCTGCTCAGGCCTGGGCCTTCCGGAAGTGGTTGTACCGCCGTGCCGGTATGCTCAACCCGGTCTGGATCCCGTCCAGGCGGCATGACCTGACCCTGTCCGTCCAGCCAACGGCCTCGGCAACGACACTGGAGATCAACGACGTCAATTACCGCTCGCTCGGGCTGAACGTCCCGGGCATGATGCACATCGCTGCGTTTGCCGCTGATGGGTCCTTCGTCTGCAGGCAGATCACGGGGGCGACGGCCGGCAGCTCCGGTCGGGAGAACCTGACCATAAATGCAGGGCTCGGTTTCACCGGCGTGGCCAAGATTTCCTTCCTCTGCCTGCATCGGTTCGCGGCCGACAAGATATCCATGACCTGGGACCGCGTCGGCGTGGCAACGTGCAGGGCGTCCATGACGGGGGTGGCTGCATGAGTACGTATTCTGGCCTGGAGGCGTCTGCCCACGGTGGGCGGCCCGTCGAGCTGTTTCGTTTCGTCCATGGGTCACAGGTTTGGACCTACTCCACCGGGCCGGAAGTCGAATATGGCGGCGAGACGTATGCAGCGTTTGCGGTCGGCCGGGACGACATGGGCCAGGCCAAGGAGTTGCACAAATCGGCCTTGCAGGTGCTTTTACCCAGGACGTGTGAGCTTTCCCTGCTTTATCTGGCTGGTAGCCCCGAATCCGTGGTGACGTTGACCGTCTACCGCCAGCATATCGGGGCAAGTGACGGGCCGATAGTTTACTGGAAAGGCCGAGTTGTGTCCGTTGAATGGCCAGACCAGGTGACGGCTTCGCTGACGTGCGAAAGCGTCTTTACCAGCCTGAAGCGCCCAGGCCTGCGGGCCCGCTATCAGCGCATGTGCCGCCACGCCCTCTATTCCGAGCAGTGCGGCGTGGACAAAGCCGATTACGCAGTGCCCGGGACGGTTTCCGCAGTCGATTCGACACACACGGCGGTGACGATTCCGGAGGCGGCAGGGTATGACGACGGGTATTTCCTTGGCGGGTTCCTGGCCCTGGCAGACGGCACTATGCGCTTTATTTCTGCGCATTCCGGGTCATCCATCACCTTGGCGAACCCCGCGCCCGTCCTGGCCGACCTCGTGGGCCTCGGCGGATACGGAGAGGATTACGGTCAGTATTACGGTGGCATTGGCCTGGTCATCTACCCGGGCTGTGGCCGTGACCGCACGACCTGCAACGACAGGTTCGCGAATGTTCTTAATTTCGGCGGCTGGCCCTGGATACCAAAGCGAAACCCCTTCGATGGTAGGAGTCTCGTATAATGTGGATTGAACTCGGTCTATTCGTTTTCTCGTTGGTTGTTGGGTACTTCTTCAGACCACAACAGCAATACGACGCGCCGAAGCCTGGAAAAATCGACCCCAAAGCTATCGCAACGGCCGGCGCCGAGATTCCGGTGCTGTTCGGTAGCCGGGAGATCACCGGCCAGAATATCGTCTGGTGGGGCGACACGAAAACAAAGGCCGTCAAGAAGTCGGGTGGCAAGAAATGAGCGAGATCAGAGCGACTATGAAGCACATCCGTGCGTGCCGCATGTGTTCGCGCGGAGCCAGAACATGGTTCGACCGTCACGGCCTCAACTGGACGGACTTCCTACGTTCCGGGGTTCCGGTCGAGGCTCTGGAGCAAACCGGCGATGCCATGGCCTTGCAGGTCGCGGCGGCGGCCAGAGCGGAACAGGAGTAGCCCATGGGCGGAGGCGGCAGCGACGACGTAACCGTAGGATACAAATACTTTGTAGGCATGCACATGGCCCTATGCCACGGCCCTGCGGACAAGCTCGTCCAGATCCGCGTGGGCGGGAAGAAGGCGTGGGTTGGCGAAGAGACGGGCGGGCAGCTCTACGTCAACAAGCCAAAATTGTTTGGCGGCGAGAAGCGCGAGGGTGGCGTGCGTGGGTATATCGACATCGAGATGGGTAAGCCTGATCAGGGGCAGAACTCGTATTTGGCAAACAAGCTGGGCTCGTCGCTGCTTCCGGCGTTTCGCGGGGTGATGTGCGCAGTTCTGCGGCAGGTCTACATCGGGATGAACCCATATTTGAAGGACTGGGGGTGGTTGACCCAGCGCATTCACAAGCGACAAAATGGAGAGAATCAGTGGTATTCCTCGAAGGCTGGCATAGGCGCATATCAGGTTTATGATTCGTGGCCCCCGGCATACGAGGAAAAAGAAACTAGCCTTGCTAAGTATGACATTACTGTCCCGGAAGGTTCAGGGGATGTTTTCACTGTAAACGCGGGGCTTATGCATGAGCCTGCCAATCAGAAGGCAGGTGACGCTATAGCTGTGTGGAATGGGACTATCGACTGGAATGTTGGCGCGATATATTTTTCATTTTTCCTACATCGCGCAGTCTCCGGGTTTGATTCAGCGATAATAAATTTTACAGATGCGGAAGGCGAATCAATTGGTGAATTTTTTGCGTACGCCGGGCCCCATGATGACAGGCCAATGCTATTTGGACAATATTTGTCCTCAGAGGCGTTAGATGTCGGTACTTTTTACACAGTCAGCATCACGCAAATAAACGATGCCCAAATAGCTATAGATTTGAACGGGATGGGGTATCAACTTGACGCACCTTTAGTTGTTACAGGGTCGATCAAAGGTGTCAGGGGGTATGATATTCGTCGCAATCAATGGGCAGACTATGAAGAGGTGACATCGGTTTCATACGGCGCTGTCACAATTTATCAATACTTGGAAGACCCTGGTGGTGATGTGTTCGGCGGGCACTCCGATATGAACCCAGCACACATCGTCCGCGAATGTCTGACCGACACGAACTGGGGCATGGGCTACCCGGAATCAGACATTGATGACACGTCGTTTGCAGCCGCCGCCGACACGCTTTTTGACGAAGGGATGGGCGTCTCGATCCTTTGGAATCAGCAAACGAGCATCGAAGATTTTGTTGGCGACATACTGCGCCACATAGACGCTGCTCTCTACGTCGACAGGTCGTCTGGACAATTCGTCCTCAAGTTGATTCGCGCAGACTATGATGCCGAATCGCTACTTGTCCTCGACGAATCGAATATTTCCAGGGTCGATGGATACACGACGCAGACGTTGGCCGAACTCGTCAACGAAGTCACGGTGACATACAACTCGAACGAGTCCGGACAAAACGAGACGATTACCCTCCAAAACGTTGCGCTCATCCAGCAGCAGGGTGCGATTATCCCTTCAAGTATCGAGTACCCTGGGTTCGCCAATGAGGCCGTTGCGCTCCGGGCCTGCGCCCGCGACCTGAAAGCCTTGGCATGGCCGCTCGTGTCGGCAACGATCTACGCCAAACGCGAGGCGGCAGGCCTCAACATCGGCAGCGTCTTCCGATGGAACTGGACAGAGTACGACGAGGATGGTTCCGGGGTGGCAACGTCGTACATCATGCGCGTGACCGAAATAGCGTTTGGCGATGGTGTCGACAACGCGGTGCGCATCACCTGCGTGCAAGACGTTTTTGCCCTTCCAAGCATCACATACGTCCAGGCAGAGGCCACTGAGTGGGAGGACCCCACAGCAGACCCGCTGCCGGCATCTCCGCGTCTTATAACCGAGGCGCCGTATTACCAAGTCGTACGCCAGCTTGGCGAACTTGATGCCGACGCGAAGCTCTCCAGCCTCCCAGAGCTGGGCTACATTATGGTTGCCGCTGGACGCCAGGCGTCCGAGATTAACGCCGACCTATATGTTGACTCTGGAGCAGGATATGGCGACGGCAGAACGCTTGATTTTTGTCCGACTGCAGCCCTGGATGGAGCGATCGGCGTCCTCGATACGTCCGCAACGTTGAAAGACGACGCAGACATTGATGAAGTCGAGGAAAACAGTTTAGCCCAAATCGGTGATGAAATCGTGGTCATCGAATCTATCACGGACGGAGTTGCCACGATCCGACGCGGGTGCCTCGACACGTTGCCGACTGCACATGCTGACGGCACTGCGGTCATCATCTGGGATGGGTACACGTCCAGCGATGGGGTTGAATACGTCGATAGCGACGAACTCGACGTGAAGTTACTCACTGTGACGGGTGGCGACTCACTCGACATGGATGATGCCCCTTCCGACTCGGTCATAATGGATCAGAGGGCGAATCGCCCGTATCCGCCAGCCAATGTGCAAATCAATGGGAAGTATTATCCTGGCATGGTCGCCGCCGACGACCTGGTCGGCATCGTTGTTACCTGGTCCCATCGTGACCGCACGCAACAGACTGGCGGGACCATCCTGGGGTGGACGGACGCGAGTGTCGGGCCTGAGACTGGCGTAACGTATTCTGCCAAGCTGGTACGGACTGACACAGAGGCAGAGCTGGACTCGTCAACGGGGATCACCGGAGAGACAGTCACGTTCACACCGTCGTATCGGGGTGAGGTACGTCTGGAAGTCTGGTCGGTTCGGGATGGTGTGGAATGTATGCAGCTGTTCAAACACACGTTCGACTATCTTGCAGTGGCCCTTGTCTATTATGATTCAGCAGCCGTGTACTATGACGGAAGCGAGGTATATTATGAGCTTTAAGACTATGACGGACGCTGCGGCCAATCCGCTGGGCGAGCTGCCCGATTCCATCGCCATGACCGAGGAGGTCTATGCGATCGCCGGTACAACCCCCAATCTCGACCCGGACTTGGGCACGATCCAAACGTGGCAGCTGACCGCAGCATCCACGCCAGTGGATACACTCACCACCGGGCAATCGATGACGCTCATGATCGACGACGGGGACGCGTACAGCATTACATGGCCCACAATGACGTGGGTCGGAGGGTCTGCCCCGTCGCTGGCGACAAGCGGATATACTGTTGTCTCGATCTGGAAGGTCGGAACAACTCTCTACGGGGCGCATATAGGGGATGTTGCATGAAGTTGACCCAGCGCTTGCTGATGCGGCAACAGACCGTCACATCTTTTCATCCGTCGTCCCTGTTCGGAGGTTCGGATGTCGGGGCGTGTTGGGACTTTACCGATGCGACAAAGCTATACACGGACCAATCAGGGACAACGCCTGTATCAACAGATGGCGACGGCGTGATGTGCGCCGAAGACATTTCCGGCCAGGGTCGTAATCTCATCGCAGCCGCCTCGGCAAATGCTCTCCTCTATCGCGTTGGATCGCCAGCGTACATTGAGGGTGCGTCAACATCCAGGTATCTCTTGCTGAATCTCCCGTCTGCGATCGCATACCCGATCACAATGATGATAGCTGGAAACATCAACGGTATAGACAAGGCGTGCGGGCTCATTATTTCCGATAACGATTTCGCAAATAAGGGTTTGTTCCTATTCGGTGATTCGGCGGCATATGCGTATAGCCCAACAATAGCTGTTTACAACACATCGTATTCCGAAATCGGGATAACGGATACAAAAACAAATTTTGTCGCGATCGCTGATTTCTTGAGCGGTAGTCAAACCGTAACGGATCATGATGGCACGACGTCATCTGCACTTAACGTCTCGTGTCCGTCAGGGCTGCAAAACATTGGGCTCGGCGGATGGCGACGGTCTACAGGTGTGTCATATTACCCAGGAAACTACGCGTGCGCGATGATTATTGATAGACAACTCACAGCTCAAGAAAAAATAGACCTCTTCGCATGGGCTAGCGTCCGCGCCGGAGCATGAGGTGATCATGATTTACAAAATAGTTGATGGGATACCGGTCCTGGCAAATTTGCGCCGGGATTTCCCGACCACCAGCTTCCCGGTGGATCTCTCCACCGCCCAACTCCCGGACGGTTATGTCTGGGCCGAATCGACAGCGCCACCGGCGTGCGGCAAGTTCGAGCGCGCTGAACGTGTTGCCCCGATCCAGGGCGAGGATGGCACCTGGAGGCAGGCGTGGCAGATCGTGTCATGGACAGACGATGAGATGCAGGCATGGCGTGCCGGTCTCATGTGTGGACCACTTCAGTTGCGTCGGGCACTCCGGCAGACAGGCGACCATGCCGCTGTCCAGGCGGCCATAGTTCAAGCTGACGAGGAGATGCAGGAAGCGTGGGAGTACGCAAGCGAGATTTGGCGTACCGAACCGATGATCGAAACGATGCGCGGTGCACTCGGTAAGACTGCGGAAGAGGTGGATGATCTTTTTCTGCTTGCACAGACGCTCTAGGAGGCATGATGGCATCACAAACAGATCCACGCTTCGGCCTCTCACACGGCTGGAGCCTTGGCGAATCCGGCTGGAACGTCGGCATGGACGCGAACATTCTCAAACTGGCCTGTGTCGGTGTCCACCTCTCGGTCAAAGACCGCGACCTTGCCACGCCCCCAGCGTCACCTGCTGCTGGTGACACCTATATCGTCGCTGCATCCGGAACTGATGCCTGGGCTTCGAAGGACGGACAGGTGGCAGTATGGGACGGGTCTGAATGGGTGTTTTACGCCCCGCGGCTGGGGTGGGTGACGTACATCGAAGACGAGGAAGTTTTGAGCGCTTACAAGGCGGCTGGATGGTCGGCCGGGTTGGCGATTTGAGTGGGGTCACTTGGACAAGATTTTCACGATAAATGAGAAAATAAGCTGGTTCCGAGTTTCTCATTTTGCGTGACAAAAATTCTCATTTTTCGCGACCGCTCACAGCAGCAGATGGAATTCATCGCCACGGACAAGGCGCCTGCCGCGGTCGGCCCCTATTCCC